AACGCTCAGAAGATTCAGTTTCGTAAATCTCTTGATGTTCTTCACCATAACGTTTGTATTCCAAACCGAACAAAGCGTTCAGACCTGGTAATAGCTCTTTAAGGAGCTGTGCGCGTGAAATAGCCATTTATATTTCTCCTTAGTCAGCTACACCGGTACCATTGTAATACGTATGGATACCAAAGTTAAATTTAACGATGCAGTCTGTGAACGCATCACCAACAGTAGAGAATGGACCATCTACAAAATCTACTAAACGCAAAGCGATAGTATTTGTTGTAGCACGGGTGGCCACGTCTAATGATATTTTTGAATCGCCAGTAGTTGTAGAACCTGCTGTTTGATTCACGCCAAAGTTAGAACCTAGCATTGTTTGAGTCACAGCAGCATCTGCTTGGATTTGGAACAATGCATCTGGATCATCACATACATAAGCTGTAGCATCTGAAGAAACAGTACCAGTAGGCCAGTATTGTGCTTGCAAGAAATAGCCTAGTGATGGGCTTGTGTATGAACAACCTAAGAACACACCAACTGTACCAGCTGGGAATGGATCCGCGTTTGTACCTACGTTTGTTACTTTTACGATAGTTCCGTCTACACCAATTGCAACAACATCACCGTAGAAAATGTTAGCAGCATAACCGCTAGCAATTGCTAGTTGACGTGTTGAGCCAGCAAATTGCTGACCACCAATCAAGTTGATAGGACGAAGACCGTATGGGGCTGCAGTAGTAGCCATATTAAATCTCCTTAATTATTTACCTTTACCGAATGAGGTAGTGGTACGCTTTTCCTTAAATAGGGGCATACGTGCATCATTCTCTTTCATAAAGCTGTTATCCACCGCTTCAGTCTGAGACTGTGTCTGATTATTGAAATAAGCAGAACGTTGGTTAACAAACTCTTCTGGTGTCTTACATAGCATCAGACCACCAACTTCCACTGAATCTGGAATGCGGCTGTCTTTATCTGTGAATAACCTTAGTTCAGGATGCTCCGACAATTTGACGGGTTCCCAACCTTCTCGCATTTTTGAAGATACATTCGTGGCGTCAGCTTGACCAGCCATACTTGTACGAATCCAACGATACGCCCATCCAGGCTCCTTGTTTATTTCAGGCAATAAAGCAGCTGGTGCCCATTGCGCCTGACGTTGAAAGGTTTCGCGGGTTTCTAAGTCTCGGTTTTGTCTAGTATCAGTCATTATCTGTTCTCCAATTTAAGTGTCTCACGTGCATATTGCTCGGGTGTTAGATTAAACTTTTTAGCTAAAGCTAATTGAGTTTTAGTCAAGTGTACTTTTTTAGGCGCGGTACTACGCGTGGCCGAGGCTACAACGGTTGACGGTTTTTTGCGTTGGGCGGGTGTTTCCACGTCCAGCGAATCATCCCCGAAATATTCTGGGAATCGTTTGCGCATCGTTTTATCGATGGTGGTGTAATACTCTTCTGAAGTAGGGTTAGTACCTGCCCTTACTAGCTTCTCATGCAACCCCAAAGCGAGGCTAGTCATTTCTTCATCTTGTCCAAACCAACTGTTCTTATCTTGCCAGGCAAGAGCTTTACGGTCGGGTTTGGCTACTTGGGGTCGTTCAGGTTGTATATATACATCATTTTCTTCCGCTTGTAAAGCACTATCGTATTGCGGACGATAATTTTGCATTTGTGTCAGTTTATATTGGGCTTCATTCATGCGTTGTTGCGCATCAATAATGCTATCTGTCTCGCCTCTATCATACGCTTCGCGGTAATCGCGCTTAGCCATATTCATTTCTTGCTCAGCAGACTTCCTAGCAATCTCAATATAGGTTTGTTCACCAGAAGTTAGATTCGATTTTAGTCGTTTGTTCTCTTCTTGGATCGATTGGGCATAGCGAATAGCTTCTTCGCGTTCACGTGCAGCAGCTTCTTTATCCCTGCGTTCATCGTGATATACCTTACGTAACTGCGCCATCCGTTCTTTTACACGGTCTGAGTAGTCGGTTAAATCGTCTTTCTCTAGCTCTTCAACTATCTCTTTTGGGAGCGGCTTACGGTCACGGTCTTGTGGAGGAGTATCATCGATAATATCGATTTCTACTTCGGTATTATCCTCTTCCAGTGTAATGCTTACTTCTTCTCTAGTATCAACTGTAGAAACTTCCTTTTCATCCGGAAATTCAAAGTCGTCGTCAAACTCTGGTTTTGCAGCCATATCTATCTCCTAAGCGCGAGTATAACCGCGTGGGTCATCTACTACACCCTCGACAGTATCATCGTTGATTATGCGGAATTCTCTTCCGTGAATTTTAAAACGAGTACCTGCGTATGCACGGGTAAGGACAAAGTCGCCTTCTTTACACCACGCACCTGTAGGGAACTTCGCTTCTTCTTTGTAGCAAAGGTCGCCCATTTTTAGCACGAACAATACTACGGTGCCATTTTCCTCAATACGTTTAGTATCAGACGCTTTGACAATACCACTTTCGTATTTATCATCTGCATCGGGTACAGCACATAAGATTCGATAGCCTTTTGGTTCAGGCAGTTGTGATGCCTTTGGTTCTGGCGTGGGTGCTTCCGCCGCAATACCTGTTAAGTCAATTGCTTGACTCAGGTCTAGTTTACTCATCGTAATTCTCCAGTTTTTTTGCGAGGTCTGAGATTAAAGACTGCGCGGTAAGTAGACCTCGAACCATACCGACAGATTGTTGATAGGCACCGAAATCCTTAGCGGCACCATCGCCAAGGGATTCGATAATTGCTTTGCGCCGTTCTTCGATTTGTGACATCAAATACTCTAGCGATTCACTCATTGTTATTCCTCTTTAGGTTTATCCGACTTCTGGGAAGACTGCCTCATAAGTTGGTTCATGCTTAACTTATGTTGTTTATCAGCTTGTTCCCGTTGTGCGGAAATTTGCTCTGACTGAACTTCACGATTACGTTGCTCAGATACAGCTTTCATACCTAATTGAGCACCTTTAATCATTTGTTCTGCCGTTAGTTTGCTCTTATCTAATTCAGCTTTAGCCCCAAGTTGTGCGCCAGCAATGCGTTCTTGTGACTCAATGCGCATCTTCTCAATCTCTAGTCTTGCTTGATCGATTTGCGAATCGGCCATCATTTTTTGCGCTTTAGCTTGAGCTTCTTGCTGCTTGATTTGTAGCTCTTGCTGCTGCATTTGAATTAGCGGGTCTTGAGCTTGTTGCTGTGCTTGTTGCTGCTGTGCTTCACCTTGATTTTTAGCTAGTAATTGCTGTGCTGCTTGGGCAATTAATGGGGCTAGTTGAGCTTCGGCTTCTTCTGGAAGTTGTTGCTCTGGGTCTGGTAGGGTTACACCTAGCTGTTCTTCTATCTGACGGCGGTACTCAAAGGCAATATGCTCGTTGATGTGGGCCATAGATGCGGCTTGAATAGCCTGTGCTTGCGGGTTTTGACCAATCATTTGCTGTATTTTTGGGTCTTGCATAGCAGCCATATGCACCTGGATGTGTGCTTGGTGGTCTTGGTATAGGAACGCTTTGACTGGTTTACCGTTGATGACGTTCATATTCTCGGTTACTGGGTCTTTCGGTTTCTCATCCTCAGCTGCAGGAATCAACTTACCAATGTTCTTAATACCTAAAACTTCTAACATTTGCTTGTTTAATTCTACTAAGTCATATATCTGTGGGTTTTGCTGCGCCATCTGCATAACAGCTTGGTACTGCACCACTTTCTGACTCATTGTTGCTGCGTTAGGGTCTGATACTGGAATTACTTCACAGCAGTCGTAGTCGGATTGTTTAGCGCGTGGGCTACCTTCTACTGGCTCATAGCTGTAGTCATCAGGAGTGTAGTCACGGATTATGCCAGCAATTAACTTAAACTCTTGTTTCATTGCGTAGTGAACACGGGCTTGAACCGCTGACATCACTTTCAATGTACGCTCTAATATAGCTAGCGTTGTACCAACTGGGCTGTTTGCTGACATGTCAGACACTTGCATATCCGCTGCGTTAGCGAATGCCTTGGCGTCGTTGATGATTTTGTCCATTAAGCCAGCTAATACTTGTGAAGGTTCTTTGTACGGTAATGCCATTATGTTGTCACGGATAGCGCCTGACGGTACGTCTACGTCACGGAACTCAGCTGGAGCGATTGGTGTATCGTCGCCCTTGATGCGTAGGCCACGAGTCTTGAAGCCACCAGGTAGGTTGCTTAGCGTACCAGCGTCTACCAACTGACGTAGTAACATCGTACCTGACTTAGCAGATGCGCCGATCAAGTGAATCAAACCAAACGCGTAGAAGCCAAATCCTGGAATGTAGCTGTAGTGCACGAAGTGCTGACGTTTCTGTTTAGTCTTGTCGTCTGGGTCCCAGTTACGACGGATAGCTAACACCTCACCTGTGCTACGCTCTAGGGTAACTACGTACGGTAGGGCAATGCCTGTAGGCTCGCCATCGTCATCTAAGTCCTCATAACCTGGCAGGTCTAAGTCAACGTGCATCTCTAACAACTTATAGCGGTCGTCCATTGTGGCGTTGAAGCCCATCTTCTCCGCTATCTTCTTCTCTACTTCCTCGATGTCGTGTGATGGCTCACCTAGGTCAATGTCACGGTAGAACCCAGCCACTTGTAGTCGGCGTAGTTCATTCTCTGTCTTGCGCATAACGTGTGTCACGCGTGGCGCTGTTTGTAGAGATGACGCGCCGTATGGAACGACGATGTCTTCTGCTGGGACAAACAAGGATACTTGGCGCTCTAGGGATGGGTCGTAGTACACTTTCTTGAACGCGTTACCTGATAGACCCAAGCCCCACAACATGCGCTCATGCTCAGGGCGGTACTCAGGCATCGCCTCAGTCAACTGGAAGTTCATGTCGTCACGTACTCGCTCAGACGCTGCTTCTTTCTCTGGAGTCTGTTTACCAATTATCTGTGTCTTAACTGGCCCCATCGCTGGGAACGTCTCCATCATCGTTTCGGCCTGGAACTTAACTAGCGCCTCTGACAGTATCGGGTGGAACACAGCACACGCGCCTGGCCACGGTTCAGTACGGTCTTCTATCTTCATACCGAGCAACTCGATACCATCAACGTACGTATTTAACCAGTCTTTACGTGAATCAACGTCAGTCTCGTAGTCACCTAGCAAATCACCAGCTAACTCAGTCAACTCACCTGCGTCCATCTCTTCTGCTAAGTTGGCGTTGAACTCGTCGTCGTATTCGCTCTCTGGCTCGATTATTACCGTCATACCATCAGCGCTAATCTCTACGCTTTCTGGGTCTTCAATTGCAATCTCAATATCAGGCTCTGGCAATGCGTTTGCCAATTCCTCTAATCCTTGTGGAGCTGAATACAGCCCTTTGTCTATGTCGCCTGCCATAATGTGTCCTTTAGTTTACTTTAGTGAACGCCGTCACCGGTATATGTACCGCCGGCTGAATATCTTGCGGGTCTCCACGATCCGTTCTTCCACTTACTTTAAATGTAACTGGGGTCTTTCCTACTTGATGCCAGTATAACCCATCTGTCCACTCAATTAAAAGGAAAAATGGAACGCCCATTGTATCTGATAATCGCTGTCCATTCATCCACTTATCTACAAATACGAACGTTGTTGGAAACTTATCCTTCTCGCACGTCCTTTTCTTATACTCAAGCACTGCAACAATCTCGTTATTCCTAGTGGCTACCCAGTCTGCAGAGTAGGTCATAGGTAACTTATGCAACACGCACTTAAACGCGGATTCTATCCGTGACTTCGCGCTGCCTTCGTTCTCTAAATCAAACTGTGTCTCGTACATTGGTCGTATGCTCATTTTAACTCCCTACATTGCGTAGAACTTTTGTTTGCTAAATCGCTGGTACGTGTCGTACTCTTCTTCGTAATCTGTGTCTAGTGTCAAGAACCCACCCTTGCGGAACCGCATAATGGCGCCAGTCATCGAGTCCACTAAGTCATCGTGTTCGCCTGACGGGAACGAAGCCACTTCTTCTACTAGCTCCTCAGCCCATCTAGTCTCCGGAACCCATACTCGGCCTGACGCAAAGATGTCGGCAATCGAGTTTAACCGTGAAATCTTGTCATTTCCCTTGCTTGGAGTGAAGTCCTGCACTGGTATACCCATAGCCCTAAGTTCAAAAATCAGTGGTGAGCCTGACGCTTTAGCCTCGACTATCAAGGAATCCGGTTCCCAGTCCTGGTATTGTTCCTTAGCCCGCATCTTGAGCTCCGGAAACTCCATCCGTGCCTTAAATGCGTTGAGTAAGATGATATTCGCCTGTGGTTTACCCGTGTCGTCGTCCTTATAGAACACGCCCCACGTAGTACACGCGCTATAGTCGGCCCGTTGTGTCTTTAAGAATGCCGTATCCCACGACTGAATGATGAATTCACAGCTAGGAGGGTTGTCTTTCTCCCAATATTTCCACCATTCCCGTTTAATAATCGCAGAAACCTCGGAAGTTGGCTGCTGCATGTACTGAGCCATCCATTTGCCTACCGGAAGCTCGTCTTTTAGCGCAGTTAACTCGCCAATTGACCAGAATTGAGGCCAAAGTGGGTTGCCAGAGGGTAAAATTGCAGGGAACTCGATCACTTCCCACTCTTCGCCACTACGTTGCATCGCAGACTTGACTACTTGGCCCGTTAAATCCTTCTTAGACCACCGCGTCATCACGATTACAATAGCCCCGCCCGGTTGCAACCGTTGCCGAGGACCAGATGTGTACCACTCGTATGTCTTGTCGTAGATTTCTGGGTTAGTTTCGCTTAATGCCGCTTCTTGTTCTGAGTGAGGGTCGTCAATAATGAGGATATCAGCACCTTTACCCGTAACTGCACCACCAATACCAATCGCAAAATAGTCTCCGCCGTGGTTAGTCGCCCACCGGCCAGCAGCTTTAGAGTCAGATTGTAGTGCAACGTCCGGAAATATGTCATGATACTTTTCAGAATCCACTAAGTTACGTACTTTACGACCAAACCCAACCGCCAATTCAGCTGTGTGAGACGTCTGGATAACCTTCTTACCCGGGAACTTCCCCAAAAACCACGCGGGCAACAGGTATGACGCAAATTCGGACTTCGTATGACGAGGTGGCATATTAATAATCAGCCGTTTGATCTCCCCATTAGCCACTCGCTCGAACGCTTTGGCCATCCGCTTGTGGTGAGCCCCATCAATAAAGCCCGGCCAGACCTGGTGTACAAAGTCAATAAAGTTATTCTGGGCGTTCTCAACCTCAGCCGCCTTCTCGTGCAACTCAAGTTTAATAAGTAAATCGCGTTTCTCTGAGTCAGGCAAGGTAGGCAGCAATACTAATGCCGCTTGTAGTTCCTGTGCCGTAAGTAAATCGGAGTTACTCATCGTCTGTTTCGGTGTCTATATCGATATCTTTGGCTACAACCTTGTGCTCTAGTTCCGCTAGCTCATCCTCGATAACTTCGCCCTGTACTTCTTTCATCCCAAGTAACCGGTTAATCTTATCTTTAATAGCTGACTCCAACTCGATCGTAGTCTTAGCATTGATTGTAATCTCAGACTTCTCAGTGAACGCGCCGACATCAGAAAGTTTACCTAGTAACTCAAGCGCTCGTAGTTCTACCTTAGCATCGCCACAATGCGAGATATCTAGCAACTTGTTGGTCACATAGGTTCGGACTTGCGCTCCGTCGGCGATGATTTGTTTGTCGTATTCATTAAGTAATGCAGCTAGCTTGACCGCAACGCCACCTTCGTACACTTTGTCGGGCACGATTTTACTTCGGTCTGTAGCTTGAATTAGTTCTCGGGCGTCGTCCTCGTCCTTTTTGGACATCTCAAACGGTATGCCGAGTTGGTCTAGTAACTTCGCAGTTTCCGCAGAAGTTCGCATTGCTTCGTGTAAGTCCCGCGGCACTTCGTCCTTAGCGTCTTTAGGCATAGGGTGATCGAAGTCGGGCGTAATTTTTAGGTCCATATGAGGAAACGGGTCTCTTTGGTTTGGTGACGGGGGGTGCGTTTCAAACCGGACAATACATGTTTACTGTGTAAATGTCAAGGGACTGAAATCAAAATTTTACAAAAAATAGGGGTGGGGGG